TAGAAATAATTATAAACTAAAAAAGTCAAAAACCTAGAAAATCAGAAAACCTAGGTTTTTAACTTTTTAGTTTTTTTAGGTTTTAGCAAAAAATCAGAAAACTGCTAAAACCTAAAATGTGGGACTTACAACAATTGGCGAAAAGTGCGAGATGTACGCCCAGAGGATCCTAGATTAAGGACCCTGATGTAAACGGGAAGATTGCGTTACCGTGTCGTATAAACCATGTCCAATCTTTTTGAAATACTCCTACCTGTGGTCTGAACTCTTGGCATAATGCATTCAATCTGCTCTTGGTGGTGTTGGACTGCCAACCGCCGTCAAAGATTGCAACGAACTCGCTACATACCTGAGCGATTCTGTTACCGTGTAAATATACAGTTGCCTGATCAGCATTCACTGGATCAATCATCACGGTAGTGTTGCCACCAGACCAGTTAACTCTGTTTCTGATTGCTGTGTTCATTTGCATTTCAACTTTACGCATAATAATAAAAAGGATTAGGGTGAATAAGATAGTGATCAAGTTAAGAAAGTGTGAAAGTAAGAATGTCCTCGACTTGCTCGATGACAGCGGGTGTAAGGTCTACGCCTTGTGACTCAACGAAGTCTAGGCATAGTTCAAGGTCAACAGGGTTTGGAGCGTCTTGCTGCATGTCCTCGATGAAGTTGACTAGATCTTGTGAAATGTCGGTTGTAAAAGTCATTTGCTGATTTGTTTGTTATGTACTAATTATAGTCTGAAATTGTCAGACTGTCAACGTGGGTGTGTGCCACTAATATGATTGGCACACTATGCGAATAAGGGACGCATGTAGTCTTTGAACTCTTCACGCTTTGCATCCGCAAGTACTCTTAATTCCTGCTCGCTGAGATGCTTGTATCTGAAATCCATTTTCATCTCATCGTAGCATGCCTGAGAGATGCCCTTGTCTGTGATGTCGTACTCGTGAAGATGAACGTTTTTGAAAAATGACATAAAAGAAATCTGATGTATATGCATATTATAATGCCTACACACCAGAAATCTATAATTATTGTGCCACTAATTATATTGGCACCCTATCTGTCCCTTTCCTGCTTGATCCGTGTTATCTTTTTCTTAGTTGCTCTATCTATATTCTTAACGTTATATCCATATGTGTTGAGGTCCTCGCTATTTGCGTCCCCTTGGTCAATATTATACTTTTTTGACATTTTATTCTGTCGCAGGAACTAGTTCACCCTCCTTTATTGCCCTGTGGAACAGTTTACCAACAGATTCTCCTCTTTTTACAGTTTTTGACAGCTTATTCTCGAATTCTTGTATATTATTACACAAAAACTCGTATTCTTTGTCAATATTTGTATTATATGTTGCAAATACAGACTTTTCGCCCACCTTTATAACATATAATGCCGAACTAGCAAGATTTTCGTAGGTTTTCACAAACATTTAAAATTAAAAAAACTTAAAAAACTCAGAATTTTAAAAAAATGACTTTTTTAAAAAACTGAAAAACTTAAAAAACTGAAAAAATGACTTTTCTGTCTTTCTGTAATTATTGTAGCATACCTGTGAGTGTTTTTGAGTCTTTTTGTGGGTTTTGTGACATAGAGATACCCGCACTTGACTTTCGATAGAGGGGTCGCTAAGAGAGCATCGACAGAGCACACTAGGTATATTTTTTTAATGATTTGATAACAAAAGGATACTACCCTATACTACCTTATCATATCCATTGGTATCACTGACGCTCTCACATCCGCAAAAAGACTCTAAAAACCCTTACCTCTACTCTGTGTACTATCACGTATTTCAATATGTGAAACTAGGTCTTTGTCCTTGTCCCATATCTCTTTTATTAGGTCATAATTGTAAGATGAGTGAGTCATGCCATCATGGTAAACTAACTCATAATAGTGTTGGTTATGTGTCATTTAAGAGTTGTTCGTAGTAGTCATTTCTCTCTTGTATTGTACGTTCAAACTTATCTACTGTAAGTGTTCTAACAAGAGAGATTGATGCTAAGATCACAATGATGTATACTGTAAATGCTTTCATTCTAATGATGTGGGTTGTAATAGTGTAATGTGAATAGTGTGTATGATACTATTGATGCGATGACTAGAGTTGTGATCATTTTTTATCTCTGTTAAGTGGACTTGAGAAGTAATCTCTATTAGCAACGTACAATACTGCAAGTGCTGTGAGAATACCAAAGAATCCTAGTATTAGGATTGGTGATTGTGGAAAGTCGTATGTTGGAACTGTTGGCATGATGATTAGTTGATTGTTGTGTACTTTTTACCGATAGGATTGTTAACGTCACCTAGGTTGGTGTTCATGATGTCTCTGACTCTCTCTCTATCTAATGAATCTCCATCGCCCCATGTCATGTGAGAGTCAGAATTGAAACAAATCTCAAGATATTCACCAGTTGCTTCTGCTATCTGTGGGATTGTTCTCTCGTTCTCTGGGTAGATACCATCTTTACCATAGAATGAGTAAACATAGTCATAGAAGTTGAATAGTTCGTCTGGTGTCATGATTTGTTGTTTGTTTGTTATGTACTTATTATAGTCCATGTATATGTGTCTGTGTGCAACTATGTGACAGTTCTTTATCTGGTTTCTTTTAACCACCAATAGTTGACATATGCTTTATACTGATGAGACTTAAGTTTATGTTTCTTTATGTGCTCTCTCATACGTTCTTCTCCATAGTTTTCATCGAACCATGCTACATTTAGATCAGGTGCATCTACTGGTTCAAAACGATAGGGAAACTTGTACATGCCCATGTGTGGAAACAAGTCTTTCTTTCTACTCTGTAGTATCGTGATCTTGTTGCTTGTCCGCTTCCTTTTGGCGGTAGTACTGGTCGTAGAAGTCTTCCGCCCTTTGATAGTACTCTTCGTTGATGTCTTCGTACCTTTCTGCGTCCGTGTACTCGATATCGTCTTGCCCTTTGAAGTTTGGGTTTTCCGAGTCGATGACACGTTGGATTTCTTTTCTGATCTCTTTGTAGATGTCAATCCCTTGAGATTCTTCTTCAGTGCCTTTGCTGTTCTTGCGGTCATTTGTCATTGGTAATACGTCTGAGTTGGTTGATTTCATGCAACAAGATATCTGCCTTAGCGTCATCTTCCGCATTCTTTGCTTTGATGTACGCTAAGATCAGATCCTTCATGTTGTCATCAACTTGTGAGTTCGTTGTATTGCTGTCTGAGTTCATCGTAGTCTGAATATAATGTGTCCTCTCTCATTTTAAGTGTGGGATGCAACCACTCAAAGAATTCGTCTGCAAGTGACATAGCGTCATCCATGCGGTCTTCACTCAATAAGAGTTTAAACCTATTCGCACTATACACATTAGTTATAGTGTCACGCATGAGACTGATTCTCTTTAGATCTTTTTTAGATGGTTTCTTCATTTTTTTGTTAGGAATAGAGTGTTGTTGAGATGGTCATATTGCTTAAACTCTACGTCTTTGGGAAGTAATGATACTGCAGCTGCAGCAAACTCATTAGGAAACTTACGGAAGAGTCTCCAAAACTTCTTCTCCTCGTCTATGTCAAGTTCCTCTCTAGGAAGAACACGTAACTCATAGTCTCCCTTTGTATACCTGAGTCTAGGATAGGGTTGTATGAAGTCACGTATGTAGTCTGATAATAGATTCATGTGATTGTGTGTAAAGGACACTGGTGGGTGGATTATCTCATGTAGAGATAACCTCCTGCCCATCCAGTATTTCTCCAGTTGAATAAGAATTCTCTATCCTTTCTCTCTAGTAAGTTGTATCTTACGTGCTTTGCAGGTTTGTTGTATCCTGCGGGTTTGTATACATCTCCTGTCTCTCTGTCAATGAATGCGTGTACTGAACCGTCTCTGTACTCATTTCTATCTTGGAATGTATCGAACTGTTGGTTGATGATCTTGAGATACTTACGTCCCTTCTTGATGATAAACTTGTATAGGTTAGCAGTACCGTTGTCAATCTCTTCTAGTCTCTTGATTGCATATGTGCTACCCTCTTTGAGTGCCATTCTCTTGTATGAATCAATTGAGTCTTGCTTATAGTTCTCTTCTAGAGTCTCACATAGTGTCTGTGCGTATGCTTCGATCTCTGCTCTTGCTTCAATGAATAATGTTTTGTTTGACATGAGTGGTGCTCCTTTGTGTATGTACTTATTATAAAGGATATGAACTACAAATCTACTCTTCTTGTGACACTAATTTAACTGTCCTTCTTATTGACCTCTCTATAGTCAAGTTCGGTTGCAATTGCCATTCCTACGGTGTATAGTGCATAGAGACCACCAACTAAGATTAAAATTTCCATGGTTAAAATGGGCAATCGTCTGGGACTTTATATTGTGGTGTAGAACCACACATCCATGCGGTGCGTTGCTCATCTTGCCACTCTATGTGCTCTACACGTTTGATCATAGCGTTTACGTGTTGCTCTTCTAGCATTTGATTGACAGTCAGGTCATGCTCTAGCATATACTCTGACCATACCATATCTTTAATAAAGTTTGATGACATTACTGATGACGCTCCAACATTCTTTCTAGTTTAGCATATAGTCTAGAGTTCTTTGAATGATAGTCTCCCATCATTAGATTCATAAGATACTTAATCTCTGTGACTGTGAAGTTGTCCATAGTAACGTGATCTGGTGTAATAGTTACAGGCATTCTAGGATACTTTTTCTTCATTGTCAAACTACCTCCGCTTTTTGTTGTACTAATTGTCTGTGTATGTCAAATAGTTTACCTAGATTAACTATCTCGTCTAGTTCTGTCCACTCTGATACATAGTCCCACTGGTCGTAGTCTGTGTCTCCGTTCTCAAATGTAGGAGCAGAGCATAACTCACTCTTCTTGTCTAACCAGAATGTTCTGCCGAACTCTTCTGATTGTATTGTCTCAAACATTTGTTCGTATAAGTTTGGTTTAGACATGATTCATAATGTAATAGGCGGACGAAAACAAAACTCAACTTAGTAACGTGGGTCTAACTCATCTAAGTTTCACTTAGGAGACCAAATTTACGCTATGGGAATCGCTTACACCTGTACCCCTACTGCTGCCATATAGGACTTAACGTTCGGGCATAGCAACCAACTGAGTTAACTAGGTTGGTTTGTTTTCGTACCCTTATTATAACGCATAGAAAACCCCTGTGCAAAACATTGTTACACTTTCCTAACTGTCCACTCCGCAAGTGCGGAATTAGTTGTACGGATGTGTTCTACTGTTGCGGTCAGGGGCGGGTCTACCTGTAAATTTAGGGTTGCTTTTCCTATGATGATTCTCTAAAGAATCACTGGTGCGGTGCAATACTGGGTGTGCTAACTCATCTTCCGTAAGATCTGTGCGTACCTTGGGTAAATCCTGCGGATATATGAGCATAGCAGCTTGATGTCTCCCCCACCTACTGTTCATTGAAGTAGGTAGAGGTGTATCAATATATGTCATGACGATATAATCGTCTGTTATAAACGTGACGTAACCAATTATGCCATCGCATACCAGTGGTTGTAATACTTCAAAGTCAGTCAACAACATCGAACTCTTTCCTATCCTTGTTAGCAGGGTTGGGTAGTCTAAACATTTCCTTGAGATCGTTTAGATCATTGAGTTGCTTTTGTAGATTGTCAATCTGATTTTGTAAAATCTGGAAGTTCTGGTCGTTGTTGTTCTGCATCATCAAAATGTTGTTGATTGCGGAGCGAAATTCTTCTTCTTTCATCAGTCAGTTTTTGTAGTTGTCTTTGTAGTTCTACTTCTACCATGAGAAGTTTGTTACCCATGTAACCATGATAATCCTCATCAATTATCAATTTATCTACACTATGCAAATGTGATAGTGCAGTAATCAGTCTGTCCGCTTTGTCCATTTAGTATCGTGATGGTATATTGTCACGATAGAACTGCAGGGTTTTCTCATCCATGAGATTATTTGCTTTTTTGATAATTTTGTAATTTTTCAAATAATCTAAAACCTCATTTTTGATCTCCATGAGTTCTTCATAACAATGTTGATTGTGTGCACATCCACGTAAGTGTGGATCTGGTTTCATCACTGATTCGGTAAAGAGTGCGAGTGCTCTATCATACTTGATAGATTTGTTCTCATCTTCTCTTATAGAATTTTGATCTTTCATTACTCCTCCTCTGTACCTTGAACGTCTGATATATCACAAACTGGTACCTCGTGCTCTCCACCAAATAGATACCATGGCATTACTTGTCCATGATACTCTGGGTGAGCACAGTAATCAGTTGTATATTCTCTGTCACCAAGATACTTTAATTGACTCTCTGGAATAACATTATCCCTGAGTATTGCTTGTAGTTGCATGTGTTGCAACATCCAAGTATCTGGTACATTCATTTGTAATCAGTAACTGCAGTCATCTTAGCATGGACTATTGCGGTTGTCAACCAGGATTTGTTGGATCCTCGTTTACATACGGTATTGTACCGTTAGGTCTTATTACATATGCCTTGATCCAATGATCTGCGTCTGGTACGTTCTGTGGTTGTGGGAACCAATTAAAACAATTACTCTCTGCCTGTTCTTCTGTATTAAAATAATAGTATATGTGCTCTAATTCAAATATTCTGTCAATCTCTGCCTCTGGTATGATTCCATCATAGTATGCAAGGACTGTTGCCTTCTTGTCTGTTGCTAATGTATGGTACTTACTATTATCAATTACCATTACATATTGATCAGTTGCTTTCGCATAGTCAGCGATCAGCATTTCTGTTGATTTAGGATTAGATGATATTAATGGCATAGTTATACTCCGTACTCACCTTCATCAATAAGTTTAAGGATGTTATCAAGTGATGTGTCACCAGTATTAGGATTGATGCTATCAGCTGGTCTAGAGATCTGATATACTGGCATTTCATCTATTGATGCTGTTCCTATTGCAGCTGCGAGATAGTTTACAATTCTGTTTGTGAACTTACTGTAAACTGATTGTGGTATATTATAGAAGTGTGATACGTCTCCAAGATATGTCAGACCATCATCTAGTTTAGCATGTTTAGTTGGTGTGATAGGAAATACTACTGTGTTAGCAGCAATCTCTTTCTGATCCTGTGGTATATCTCTTAATTTCTGTCTGTATGTGACCCATTTTGCTTTGTCATCTGACGTCAACTGTGCATCTCCGAGTTGTGTCCAGTCACTGTCCATGAGTAGGAAGTTTCTGATTAAGATAACTTTTGTCCAGTTTAGTATTGCTGTCTTTGCAAAATGTGCTGCGAGTGCTCGTTCAAGATCATTCTCTTGTCCTACTCTATACTCTGTGAACTTCTGTGTTAGATTGTTCTCTAGTTCGTTTATCTCTGTGGGTAGGAATGGATCAACATTAAACTGATACGAGATCCATTTAGATACACCTGTCTTTTGGTTACGTGTATACTTTGTCTTGTTTATCTTTGCAGTGCCATCTTTATATCTAACGAAGACTTCTAACTTATCATTGTCAGAATCCCACATTGGATATAATATAGGTACTATTTCTTTTGTCCAGAAATCATCATCAATAGTTTTCATGATACCATCGACTTGAATAGTCTTGTCAAAGGCATTCAAATATAATTTTGTTTCTGATGGTGATGCTGTGGTTGCCATTTTATAACGCTTTTATGAGATACTTTACCCTATGGTATTTAGTGATGAGAGGAATGTCATTTTCTGCTGACACCGTTGCAGTTGTTGTTATGGGTGTGGATGATGACATTGTAAATGTACCATCTGTGACTGTGAGTGCTGCCTGTACTGCTGATATCTCTCTTCTTACTTGGTCAATACCATCGTCAGAATTTATTGGATTACCACCATTGTCTACGTTTCCTTGCAATGTAGCACCACCTGTAGATACAAATGTATTCTGTAATGTAGGATCATAGAAGAATGTGATAGCACCCAATCCATAGTTATCATCTGCAGATGGTGCTGTATTATATACAGGTCCTCTGTCCTGTTCTAATATAAGAGTTATATTGTTATCTCTTATTGAGTCTCCCTCTGGTAAAGGAATATCTATTGCTTGCCAAGCAGGATTTATATTTGATGCTAATAATATTTGACTGAATAGTGTTACGTTATTAGATGCACCCTTCTTATAGAATACATTTAATGCTTGATCTGGATTCTCTCCACCATTTTGATCACTACCTCTTATGATGTGGAATCTCACTCTGTTAGCATCGTTTAGATTAAACTGTCCTACCTCCAGTTGTCTCTTACCTTGGAAATCATCTGCACCACCTGTAAATTCTATGTATTGTGTGATCTTATTAGCAGCATTATTGGGTATAGCACCACCTCCTGCGAATCCACCAGTATTGTTTAAACCTACACCAAATCCTCTCTGTTTAATGTTAGGATCAGTTGATGATAACCATACATTACCATCTATAGGTGCACCTGTAGGATTACCATCTGTATCACACTCATAATATTTTCCTGTTGGTACAGTAGTATCGCCAGGCACTGTTGTTCCTTCTTCTTGTCCGAAGTATCTTACATATATTCTTCCACCACCACCATCTAATCCTATACCACCACCTTGTCCTGCGGATTGTAGATTAACTGTTACTGGTGTAGATACATCTGCGAATGTAATAGTAATTAAACCACCCTGTCCTCCTGCACCACCTACGTTATCGTAGTATGTTGTGACGTTTGAGTATTGTATTTTTACATATCCACCTTCTGTTGGTAATGCACCCTGATCTGATTCTGATACACCACCAGCCCAGTATGTTGTCCTGTATGCAGAGATACCTCTACGTCCACCAGTACCACCACCATTACCATTGTGTCCGACACCCGCCTGACCACCAACACCACCTGGCGTTACATTGATAATACCACAAGCGGATCCACCTCCACCTCCACCACCAGCTGAGCATCCACCTGATGATCCATTACCACCATTTGCGAAGTCTAAAACGTCAGGTGTTGCGATCAATGCCTGTGCAGGTCCTGCAGCGTCACCACCAGGATAGCAACCATCAGTAGTTCCACCACCGTTGTAACCACCGCCTGATCCACCGCCACCGCCTCCACCGCCAGCACCAGCGATGCAAACTCCATCTAGGAATAAACCTGTAACACCACCACCTGATCCACCAGTTGCACCATTACCCCATGCACCTTGTCCACCAATACCAGATATACATCCTGATGCACCAAATACTCCTGCAGAACTACCGCCTGGTTCAGAACCTGTACCAATACCGCCAGGAAAATTCTGCCATGGTTGTCCTGTAGCAGGGTCATTACCTGTTGTTCCTTGTACTGTGCTTCCTGCTCTTTGGTTAAATCCTACGTTACCACCTTCTCCTAGTTCCCAGTTTAATAAACCAGCATTTTGTGTGAGTGTACCAACTAGCAATGCACCTCTACCACCATATCCACCAAGTGCACCAGTCTTACCTGATGTTGCTTGAGGCCAACCTGGCCATTGTCCTACACAATTAGAGTTAGCGTTAGCATTACCAGGACCTCCACCACCACCAGAGATCTCAACTGTTATTGTTCTCTCTATCTCATTGTTAGCAACACTAGGTATTGCCCATGATCCATTTGTTGTGAATACCTGTTGTGGTTGTGTGTTGGTCTGGTTTTTTATTTGTGCTGAACCATTACCACCTGTAGTCAATGAACTTGATGGATTTGTAGGTGTTACTCCACCACCCTCAGTGTCATTACTACCTGTTCCTGTCATACCACCATCTTCGCCATCAGCACCTGGCACCTGTGTTATGTTGAATCTAGGATCACTTAATAATGCTGCTGGAACTGTTAATGTTCCTCCTGATCCTCCAGCACCACCATTTGCTCCAGCAGCACCACCGTCTCCACCTTCTGCTCTAATAGTATAGAACACACCATCAACTGTGATACCTACCTCACAAAATCCTGCTGATTGTCCATCATTGTCACTATCTGCACCACCACCGCCAGGTGCTGACATTGTGATTGTAGTTCCTGTTACGTCTCCCGCACTGGCATCTGGTATTGTTACCAACCCTGCCTGTGGTGTTGTAAATGTTTCTTCTTTGATTGTAATAGCGTTGCCAGGTATATCAAATTGTATTGTCTTACCACCAACCAATGTGTTATTGTCAACTGGATACATCCTAGGATTTTGTGTTACCTCAGTCTCAACAAAATAACCATTTGCTAATTTTACATTTATACTGGATCCAGTTGCAGGAGACGATGCTGGTATCTCACCATCTCTAGGTAACACGTTGAAGTTTGAGTTACCAAATCCATCTGCTATGATAGTAAAGTTACCACTATACTCAGCTGGTGATGCACCATCAACTGTAACTATGTCATCTATTTGTAATCCATGGTTACCATCTGTGTTGATAGTAATATATCCACTGGGAGCATCATATGTTATAGATGTGACTGGCACTGATGCAGATTCTGATACTAGGTATTGAAACTCTGCGTCACCTGTAGTTCCTGCTCTTTCTCCAATACCATTTGTATTACCATATGTTGCAGTCAGTGAGTTCTGTAATGGTATTCCAATTAAACCATGTGAGTGACCCAATGCACCACCAGCTGATCCATTTGGTTCAAATATACTGATGTTTGCTCTACTATTAATATAGTTTACTGCATACTTATCTGCTTCTGCAGCACCTTGCTCTGCCTGTTTTGTTTCATCAACTTCTACTGATAATATTCTATGACTGTGTGTAGGAGGAAATGGAAATGTAAAATCATCCATAGGACCTACCTGATACTTAACACTTCCTGTTAGATATGCAGATACATCTGCTACGATAGTATTATATCCTGTTGTTCTTACATCACCGATAACGAAAAACTCACCACTATCAATCAATGTATTCTTAGGAATATACCATGCACCACCTGTCTGTCCTACAAAATTATTTACTGCGTTCTCTGGTGTTGCTGTTCCTGCTCCGTTGACGTTACCATATCCTAGAATCTTTCTCTGTCTGTAATCTGGTAGATTAAATGTTCCAATATTATATGGATAGTCTCTTAAATTATATGATTTTTGTACAACAATATCAGGGTGTGTGTCACCTCCAGATGTTGTAAAGTCTAATGTGTAGTCTGATGTGTTGACAGTTGACAAATCAACGCTGTCTGGTAGAGTAATCTCATAAGCAAATTCATTTACTTGTGCCTGTGCAGATACATCTTCTGTTGGTTCTTTTATTGAATAGAATGTGTTCTGGTCAAATATACCACTGCTAGGGAAAGATCCAAATGGATTTGTTATTGATGCAAATCTGAATACAGCATCGTAGGGATATGGTCTCTTTAAGTTTGCTTTATTGTTACTGGCATCATAATAAAAATGAAAAAATAACTTATTATTAATAATATATGATCTTCTTAATCCGCCAGGTTGTGCTGCTTGTGTTCTTGTCACTGCTGCTGCACCACCATAGGTATTTTTTATAATACTGTATAGTTCTGGGTAATCACGTATGAATAACTCTCTACCATCACAATATAAGTGTTGTGGGTATGAGTAATCTGGATCATTTGCACCATAGTTTAGGTCAACAAAGACAGGAAGAATTGATCCAACGGGAGAGTGATTACCACTCTTGTCAGAAAAATAATTCGCAAATGAATTCCTGTATGTTGCCATCTTAATACTTGATTAAAAATTCTTGAACTAGAAATGGTTGTATATAACCGTCTGCCTTATTCTCTTCGTTAACATCTATGTTTAGTGTTGATTGAATTGTACCAGCAGGAATATATGTTGGTTTTGTTACCAAATTAAATGTGTGTGGTTCTTGATTGAAAGGAACTAAGTGCTTGTGTACGCAATCAGTACCAAATTCTTCCACATCAGTGATAGTATTATTAAGTGCACCAAATGTTACCACACTTGCCTGTCCATCAAATGGAACTTGAGTTGCCTGTGACACTGTGTTTGGTGTGTAGTTTGCATCTAGTTTTCTAAATGGTGTAGATATAGTCACAAACTGACTACAATTTGCACCACCAACTCGACATCTTGCACCAGTCTTACAATTCATCTCACCGAAATAATCAGCGTTACCACCAGAGTCACCACAAGTTCCTGATGATGCACCCAATGGCACATATATCGGGAATCCTTGTTGAGTACCAGCAGTAGAACATCCGAATTGTAATATAGTTCCTGTTGGTGCACCTGATCCATCAGATGCAAGCTCAGGAATATCGCCAGGTATTAAACACTTACCAGCTGTTTCAAATGTACAACCAGACCAACATCCACCATACCATTCATGCACCTCCTGACTAGGACCTCCAACTAAGAATGTAAAACAGTTAACTGTAACTATTCTCTGTTGTTGTGCTGCAACAAATCTAGATGCAGCTGCTTGACATAGTGGTTGTTTTGTATTGTTTGCCCATGGCATAATACACAAGGTAGATTTAGATTGATATGAGTTTCTACCAAATAAATTAAATTCACTTGTTGGTGATGCAGTCCTTGACCTCTT